GTGGTAAATCAGGAAAATAGAAACGTGTAAGTGTAGATCCACTAGGTACGTTTATTTCGACTGCTTCAAACCGTTTGATACGCATATCTTAAAATTAATAAATTAAAAAAAGTGCCGGTGATGTCCGACCGGCGGCGGCGGCGTTTAAGGCCCGCCAGGCACATATTATTAATACTATTTAACAGTAGTAACATTTTGACATAAGATACCGCGCTGAATAACACAAATAAAGCTATTTGATAAAACTGTTGCTGGCGCACCATTTGCAGTTAACTGAAAATTTATGTTTGCAGCTCCATTCATTACAATACCTGGCTCAACTGGGTAGAAAGCGTCTTGGCTTGCAGCCCACTGATCTACTGGGAATACAGTTTGAGCTGTAATACCTACGCCGCCTTGTGTTTGTGGCACAAAGTAGTGGCGTAAAACGTCCCAAGCTGGTAAAACTTGCTCGTTATTAATTGTAAGGTTCAAATAACCATTGTAAATACTCCAAAGGTCGTCGTCTGTTGCTGAAGTAAATACTACGCCATTTGGATAAGTGTAAAGCGGCGCTTTTGTGTTTGTAGCGTTACCAACACCAATTAAAACTGCAATTTCAGTAGTGATGAAAATGTCTTGTAAGTTTAGACGCTTTTCGTTTACGCGGCTTGCACCGTTTTGCGTGTCGTTTACTAGAACTGGAATATGATAGTTAGCAATAGAAGTGCTTAACGCTACTTCACTACGCAAATATGATTGCGTTAATTTTGCGTGATCGGCTGAATAACCTAATCCGCGCACTAGGGCTTTCGCATTTTCGAAAACCATTCTAGAACCCATTTGTGATGCCATTTGTTATAAGTTTTTTATTTTTTTTAAATAAAGGTGAAAAGAAAATAATTAACAGCCTTCCTCGTCCAGGCCAGCTATTGACGGAGTCATATAGCTTTTGTCAACTAATCCTTCGCGGTTGTAATAGGCTGCGATTTGTGGCGCTTTGTAAAATACATCACTAGCCATTTCACCGATACCATTTAACACTCCAAAAGATTGTACAAGTTTAAGACCACCAACGGCAATCATACCAGCTGCAAGACCTTGGCCCGCTGCTCCTTTTACAAACTTAGGTAAGAATAGACCTACTGCAACTGGAACTGCTGCTTTGATCTTGTCATTTGTTGCTGCTGGTAAAAACTTACCAACTAACTGGGCTGCTGCTGCTCCCGCTACTGTATAAAGTACGGTTGTTGCTGCGCCGCCTACTTTGCCAATTCCAGACATACGACGACGTCTAGGGCTTCTTTTTTTTGCTGCTTTTCTTCTACGCATTTTTTTTGTTTTTAAATTATTGTGAAGGTTTTATTTTACCAAAGTAATTGATCGGCGTAATATCCTGGGGATCCTTTAACCGTTCTATCCTTCTGGTGTCTTATTTTATAAAGTTTTCTTTTTTCGTCTGCTATCTTTTTACCGCAATATCTTAAAAAACTAGGGTAATCTAAATAGTTAGGATCACCCACACTCGCTAATAAATTGCCGTAAACATCATAAACATCAATTTTTTTGTTTTTCTTTTCACTAGGTAAAACAATAACATTTAACTGTTTTGCTTTTCTTTTAGTATATAAAGAAATTTTGTACATTTTAATAAGTATTACCTAAATCAAATTCCTCTTTTGTTCTTTTTGCATATTCAGTGGCTAATAAATTTCTATCAGGTACACTTAACAAATTACTCCAACTACCTCTACCGCCAAATTCTTTATGATATTTTTGTAAAGCTGCGTCTATATAGTATCTCCATAATTTAGCTGCTTTTTCAATATCATATTGACCTTTTAAATATTTTTTTGATAAATTTTTTAAAATTGGGTTTCTTCTTTGATAATATAATTGGCTGTCATTATCTGCATACAACTGTATTTCTCTTGCTGCGTCTTTATCTTTATAAATTGGCATTGATCCAATTTTAATTTTTTTACCAATCATATGTTTATGCTGTAATTCATCTAATTGGTTAACTTGATCCTTTACTTTATGTATCTTTCTAAGTACTGACTGTTCACTTACTTTTTTCTTTACGCCAGATACTCTACGAACGTGCTTTTTAACAACTCCGTATTTTGTATGTTTTTTCTTTGCTGCCTTTTTAGGTGCCGCCTTCTTTACAACTTTTTTAGCCGCCTTTTTAGGTGCTGCTTTCTTTGCTGCCTTCTTTTTAGGGGCCGCGCCTACTTTTTTACCGTAAACGTGCGCAAACGCTTCTTTTAAAGAAACGCCAGTTTTTTTTCTGTATTCAATGGCTTTTTTGAAATTTGCCTTTGCTGCTGTTTGTGCTGCGGTCATTATTTTTTAAATTTTGATAGTGCGAAAATACCAGCGCCAACAATTCCAAGTGTAACTAAAATATTCATTCCAGCTTTTTGCGTTCCTGGCGCGTTTTCTTTATAATTTATTTGATCATTTGTGAAATAGGCCTTATCTGCAATTTGTTGTAAATCGGGCCTAGTTGACAAAAATCTTTGCCTATATCCGTCTAAATATGTATTAAAATATTCTTTATCCGCTGGCGCTAACTGGGTGTAGTCGTTGGCGTAATTTTCACGATACCATAACAACATTTCTTTTACGTCCACATCAGCGGCCCTAAAATTTTGTTTGCTTACTGCAATTACATTGGCTAATCTATCCCTAGCGTCTTGATTTGCTATAATAGGTTTAATTGCGTTTATTTTGTCCCTAGCTTCACCAGCTGGCCTTTGCGAAATATTCCTAATAAAACTAATTATACCAGGCAAAGCGCTTATTGCTGTTGTTACCAGTGCGGCAATAGGCTTTGCCGCTGCTACTGCTACTATTGGCACTACTCCTATATTTCTATTGCTATAATATCTTTTATTATTCATACCGCATTTATGGCAAATGTAAGGATCTGCGCCACCTTTGGATAAATTCCAACTCCACCCGCAACCCCTACATTTTATTTTCATTATTTCTTTCTAAAAATTAAAAACGCTGCAACAGCGGCCCCGCCAATTAACAACAAAGTGTTTGTGCTAATTCCAGCGCGTTGTTGTGGTTGTTGACCAGGACGCATACTTGGTAGGCCTTGATCAAATTGTTGAAATTGATCTTGCTGTTGGCCTCGACGTGAAGCGCTTACAATTCCTGGCGCCGCGGTTACTAAACCCTTAAAGGCTTCATTAAAATCAAATGCGCCTAGGTTAGGACTTTCCATTCCAGACATACTAGGTAAATCTTGTAGTGCCATTGTTACTTTATTTATTGCTACTTTATATTGTAATTCTTTGCTTGATCCTGGTGTAATTACGCCAGCTTGTAAAAGTTTATCACGATCATTAACTAGCTTGTCGCGGTATTTAGCCATTTCAGCTCTTTTATCGTCTGTCGAATAATTTACGCCGCTTAGTGCAATTAGTGCCATTTTTATTTTTTTATCTTTATAAAATGTTGGTTCACGCTTTTCGTTAAACCTAGGTAATACTGGATCAATCCAAATTTCTTTTTTTGTTCCTGGGTACATAACAGCAAAAACGTGTTGTGGCTCCCTGGTATTATTTTTATAGCCCGCAAATCTAAACGCTAGGGGTACTTGTAAAATACCTTTTCGGTTTAAACTGTCTAACACTCCATTAGCAAATATAGCATAACTTTTGCAGTCCGCTGGCATTGCAACAATCGCGCTAGGGCTTCTTAGTGTTTGATTTTTGTTGCTCTCTATGTAATAAGGTACGCTAGATTTTAAAAAATTAAAAATGTTGCGCGCCGTTTCTAGTTCACTATCACCAACAAAAAGATCACTAATTTTATCATATTCGCTAAAATATTGGTTATGTGTTTCCAATATTCCATCTATTATGTCTGTTACCGTTTGATCTGCACTTACTACCTTCCTATAATTGTTAAAAGGTGATAGCTTTTGCAGTACTACTTTCTTACTAATCATTAAACTTGTATTTAATGTCATAAGGTAATAAAACGCCATCAACAGCCGCCGTTCCAGTTAACTGGAAATTGGCCGATTTTGTATTTAAAACCTCTCTTACTGCTATTATTGCGCCTTCCAGGGTTGTTACTGCTACAAGCGGCAACACGATCTGGCTATACGCCGCAATATTAGTTTTTTGATTATAGTAAACATCTGCTATTTTTTGCCCGCTTTCTAAAAACAACTCCGCGTTAATATTTGATATTGTTGTAGTAATTCCAGTAGGGTTATTGATTGTAACATCAATTTTGATTTGTGGATCTAAAAACGATCCACCTAGGCCAACCCTGGATATAAAAAAACTAACCTCTTTTGAAAAGCGGTATTTGCTGTAAATCCAGTAAACTGCTGCCGCACCCAATAGAGCTGCTAGCCATTTTTTTGCTGCCATACTGCTACAAAGTTACGAAAAATTGTTCGATTTTCAAACAAAAAAACTTTTTTTTAAAAATAGTGTGTGTTGGTTAAACTTTTAGTTTAAAATTTATTATCTTTGCGTACGCTTGAGCTAGCAAAGATAAAAATTAAACCACCTATTTTAAACCACTTAAACTGGTTTAAATTATTTTCTTTTCACCTTTAATTTAACCTACTTTTTAAGCGATACATACCAGGCACAAAAAAACCAGCGCTAGGCTGGCTTTTTGGCGGCGTGCTGGGTTGCTGCTAATTTTTTAATTGTTCAACCAGACGCGGCAATAAAATCTTTTCGTTTTTTTCTCGTATAAATTTACATAATGTCCCCCAACTTTGCGGGCAAATTCAATAAAGTTTTCAACTCGGTTAATATTCCGATATTTTTTTGGTGTTATTTCTTTGTAATCCTCAAAAAAAATAATTGCAGTGTAATATTCCATTTTTATATATCTTTGTCGTGAAAGGAAAATAAAGCGGTTAATTAGGGTTAACTGTTTTGTCCAGGCGGTCAAATTTTTGGCCGCTTTTTTTTGCAATTAACTTTAAAAATTCTATGTCGTCTGGCTGTAATAAAACGCCGTTGTATTTTATGCGCCAGTTAGCGCCTTTCTTTACTAGCTTAAAATGTTTGTGCATTAACATATAAGCTATAAAGCGTTTAGTATCTTTTTTCATATAGGTTTAATTCGTTTTTATAAATGTATTTTTTATCGATCCATATTTTACATAATTGCTTGGCCCAGTTGGTACCTTTTGCGTTTTGCTCTTGGATCACTGCAATTAAATCTTTGTAAGCAATAGGGCCGTAAATTAGCTGGTTTATTATGTTTTTGTGATCAAGTTCAGTAAATTGTTTTGGGTGCTTTATTTCAGCCTTTTTGCTTTCACCTTCAATAGATATTTGCTGCCAGTTGCCGCCAATGTTCATAAGTACCACTGGCTCGAAATCTTCACTAGATCTTAAAAACCTGGGCTGTAATGTGAACGTCTTTTTGTCTTTGTCTTTAATTATTTCTAAGGTGCTAGAAGCCCAGCGATCACAATTTGATCCCAGATGACCTAGCGTCTGTGCGCCCAGGCCTTTACCCTGGTGAAGTACGCCTACAAATAAACAGTTGTAAATCTTAGTAAGTTTTTTAAACCAGTTAACTAGCTTGCGGCTCTCTATTTCGCTGTTATAGTCAAAAATAAGATCCAAAAGGCCGTCAATTATTACGATCGGGCAATCTGGATTGTTTTCTAAATAATTAACGATTAAGGCCCTTATTTCGGCGGGGCCGTCCTCGCGCACTGTAAAACAATCAGCCCAGGTAGGTAGATCAGTTCTATTACTAAAATGCTTTATTTTATTAACTTGTCTGTAAAAATCAAAATCGCTGCTTTCAGTGTCAAAATAGGCTATTTTTCGGCGTCCTTCTGGGAAGTGTACCTTCATTCCAAAAACCTCACCTGGTTGAAATGCTGAAGCTATTACAGCGGCTAGAAAGGTACTTTTGCCCGCCTTAGGCAATCCACTAAAGACAATAAAATTTTGGATCGTTCCAATGGGTTTATCGTCAATAGTGAATATAACCTGGCTTGGGGGGGGGATAAAATCGGGCTTGTATTTTCTCTCGGCAAGTTTTTCTTCTAAAGTTAATTTGTTTTGTCCGTCTGTCATTAGATCCTTTGAAGTAAAGCGGTTAAAATAGCTGCTATTGTTAGGGCAATTACAGCTTGCTGGTTATTAGTTAATTGAAATAACGGGGCTATTTTCTTTTTCATCTTGTAATTTTTCTAGGGTTAAAAAATACTCGTCTGCTAAAATTGTACATTCTTTTAAAAGTGTTGAAAGTCCTATTTTACTATGATTATTTTGCATTTCTTTGGCGCAAAGTATTTGTAGTAAAACTTGCTCATATTTTGTCATACCAGGTATTGGGGCCACTAGGCGGCCGAATTGATCCTGGACTGGCATAACTGGAAAAGCTGGTGCGTTTTTATCAATTTTCATTTGTCTAGTTTTTATAGTTCGTTATTGAATTGCTTTTCAAAAAATTCCTTTACTTTTTCTCTTTCTTCCTTTAATAGTTTATTTAATTTTTCAATTAAATATGCATCTTCACTAACATATCTAAAAACAAATAAATTTTTTTGTAACATTTGTTTTGATATATATGCTTGATTGCCATTTATATCAGTAATTGTACAATATAAATAATCACCGTATAAATCTGCAATGGCTCTTTTGTAAAATTCAACTTTATCATCAGCAATTTCAATGCTAAAAGTAGTTTTACTGTCTAAATTTGTAATTTCAATAATTGTCATTTTTTTAATTTTTAAAGTTCGTTATTGGGTTGCTTTTCAGTAAATTCCTTTACTGCAATAGATAGGTACTTGTTGTTGGCTTTGCTAATCTTAACCCAGCCAGCAATTTCAAATAGTTTGCCATCTGCTTTAAAATAACCCTGGTAATCGGGTTGCTTGTCGTTTTTTTTGTTTTCAACTTTGTTCATAGATCCGAAGCCATCAGCTAGATCTTTTAGATACTCATTTTTCATTTTGTTGGTTTTAAAAAGTGATAAATTTTAAATAGGTAAAAAAGTATAACAGCGCCGCTATATGTCATTAAACACACTGGCACGCTTACTGCAATAAAAAATATTATTGCAGCTAATCTTATTAGTTTACGTCGCATTGAAAACTGTTTTCTAGTCGTTTAATTTCAAACTGGTAATGTTCTAGGGCCGCGTCTATTAGGATCCTTACCTCAAAAGATAGATCAAACGGTATATCGTTTTCGTTTAACGATAAAAACTTACCACTACTAGAATAGAAAAAAAATGTGCATTGTTCGTACGGTGATAGTACGCGAAGCGCCTCTAGGCGCAAGATTTTGTGCTGTAAGCTGGCTATTTCGCCCAGGATCTTACTGTCGGTTTTTAGGTGCATATATTAGGGTTTTTGTTTGTCTTTGGTAAAATTATAGTAAAAACGATTAAACCACCAAATTTATTTTTGTAGGGGCATAAAAAAGCCCAGTGTAGATACACCAGGCTTCCTTTTTTGTACTAGACCATTGAAATTTATCTAACCAACTTGCTTCTTATGCTAAAAATAGTGCTTTTTCTTCACTTCTACGCCTTACTAGACCTGGTAAAATAACTTTTTGGCCATTTACAGTGCCTTTATTCCAGCGGTCAAATTGGGCCGCCACTTCGCTTTTAGGTGCGCCGCTATTAAGTAACCTTAAAAGGGTGCTAGATTGAAATGAGCCAATACCTACGTTATACACGAAGCTAGTTAAACTATCCAGCTGGTTTTGGTTAATAGGTACTTTAACCAGTGCTTTTATCTTTGGCACTATTGATTTTGTTTCTTTCCTTAACCATTCAACAGCCTTTTGCTGGGTGATACTATCGCCTAACATTACTTTACGCTTTGCGTCGTAATTATAAGTACTTCCATAGCCCAGTGTTGGGATCCCAACGGGATCTAGGTATGCTTTTAAATATTTGTTTATGTCGTCGGCCTCAAATCTTTTAATCAGTTCCTCGGCCTTTGCTCCTACTGCCATTGATGTACTTAATAAGATTAATACAACCGCGCTAATAACTAATATTTTTTTAGTTTGCGAAGTCATTAAGGACGGTTATTTAGATTAATGTCAGCGTCCTTTGCTGCAAATAAGCCTAGGCCGCTTAAAATGGCTGTAATACCAGTTGGCACGTCGCCTTTTAATACTGTTGCTATTCCGCTAATTACTGCCCCTAAACCAAATAGGCTTGTTTTCCAGTTCTTAAACATATTGTTTTATTTACTCGTAAAAAAATCAAGTTTAGTTTCAATGCGCGCCAGCCTATCCAATATTTCAGTATTGGTATTATTGTGCCTGGCAAGATCACGTTCAATTTTATCCAACCTATTTTTAGTTGTAAAATAAAACCCGCCACCAGCGGCAATAAAAATGCAAATACTAAATAACAGATCCGTCGCCATTTTCTTCTTTTAATATTTCACGCGCAATAGCATTGTAAGCGTCGGCCGCTGTCATAGCTGCCGTTAAGTTTTCAAATAAACCGCTTTTGCTAGCTGCGTCTAAAATTTGTTTTAAAATTGCAAGTGCTTGTTTGGTTTCCATTGGTTTTGTATTTTAAAGATTAATTAAGCTAGTGTAATATTAAGTTGACTAGCGGCCCACTGGTACGCTGCCAGGTTAATATCTGCGCTAGATCCCCACACGTCATAGTCAGGCTCGCCCATTGTTAAATTGCCGTCTGCAAGTTTAACTGCGTCCGCGTCTAATAACTGCCAGTAAAATGTCGCGCTATCTAATAAATTATCATTAATGATAATTAAACTAAAAAGGGTTGCGGTTACTTGTTGTCCGTTTACCCATAATGTAAAAGGTTGTATTTGTTTCATATTATTTTATTTAAGGTACTATTGTTAAAACTCCTAAATTACTATATATATCGCCGCTTGATAAACCAGCTGAACTAGTTGGAACACTTGACAAATTAATAATACCCCCATTTTTTATTGTTAATCTATCTAATCCGTTTTGTCTTAAAATTAATGAAGCTGTACCAGCAATATTATCAATATCGCCAATATATGAATTAACACCATTATAAACAATGTATCTACCATTATTAATAATAAATGCACCACTTACAGGAACATAAAAGTTAGTTGCTGTAAAATCAGCCCCGCTTACACTTCCTACAAATCTTCCTGTACCATTTACATCAAGTTTATAACCTGCGTCTGTTGTTGTTGCGATTAGTAAATTTCCAGTAGCCTTTAATGTCATTTTTGTAGTACCATTAGTTTCAAATAACATATCTCTTGTACTATATGCACTCAATTCTAATTTAGTTGATGTTAAATACATATGTCCACCAATAGTACCACCAATTTGATAATATAAAACACTATCACTTGCTCCATTAAAATAATTAATACCACTATTTGTTGTTAAATTACCTGTTATTAAAGTCGTGCCATTAACTTGTAATTTTTGTCCTGTATCTGTCGTTTTAGCTATTAAAAAATTTCGTGCTGGACTTACTCTTACAACCTCTTGTACATTGCCTAAACCTGCATCATAAACTCCAAATAATATTGGACTTGCCGTTGTAGATCCGTTAAATATACAAAAGTCACGATCTGCACTACCCTGGATAAAATTGTTTGTAGCCGTTGAAATACCTAAACCAGCGCGCTTTGTTGGGCCGCTTTCGGCGTTATCAATGCGCAAAGAAGGTGCGCTTGCGCTTACTATCTGCACGCCATTGTCGCCAGTTGCACTTGCCACAACTAATTTGCCAGATCCAACAGTTGAAGTGCCAATTAATACTTGGCCCGTTGTCTTTTTAACTGTTATTGGCTGAATTGCACCAACTACATCATAAATTCCAAAATCATTTGCACCAGCGTTGTAAAACGCACCTAAACGCCATAAACCTACACCGCTATTAATAAAAGCTATCCTAGTATCATTTGTCGCTGTTTCTTGCTCTAATTGTACAACTGTATTTTGATTGTGCTTAACATCTAGAGCTGTACCAGGTGTAATTGTACCAACTCCAAAATGGCCATTTACAGCGTCAAAAAATAGATCATTTGATCCAGTAATTGAGCTGGTACCGTTCCAATATGTTACTTGGCCATTGGCACCCGTTCCCGTTACCGTACTGGTACCAGGGCCACCGATTAGATCCCAGGTTGTACCGTTGTCGCGGTAAAACTCAAATGTATTTGTACTTACAAAGATCCTACCAATAAAACCAGCTGAGGGCCTATTGGCTAACGTATCCGCGTAAAACGCTGGCGTCTGTCTTTGGTTTAATATGGATAAATCTATTGCTGGCATTATTGATTGTAATTTTTCTTAACTGTTACTAGGTTATTAAAACCCCCTGAATTAATAAAGTTTGCAAAAAAACGGCGCGTTGTATATTCCCCCACGTTGCCTTCAATTTGTAAACTTTGATTTTGTTGCAGTGTTACGTTTTCAATCTGTACGGCATTGGTGCCGTAATTAATAAATAAAATACTATTACAGTCGCTTGTAACGTAACCGCTAAGGTCATACGTTGTAAAGTTTACGTCGTATCTTATTAATTCCGCTGTTACTTTATAATCGGCCATTGTTGTTTTATTAAAGGTGAAATGAAAATTAAATAGTGTAAGGAACGCCTGAACGCTTTACGCCGCTAACCTGGTTAACGTAAAAATTTTGGTATTGATTTTCTCTACTTTGCTGCTCAGCTAAAGCTTCGTTAAAACTTTTTAACTGCTCAACTATTGTAGTGCTTTCAGTTTGTATTTGCGGCTGCAATAACAAACTTGGTTGCGCTGGTTGGTCTGGTGTACCTGGTGAAGTAGTTAATAGAGGGGCTTTTTTTCTCATAAAGAAAAAATAATACGCCGCCGCGGCCGCCACTAATAACATTAAATTTTTATTGCTCATATTTCAAACATTGATTTTTCGTAATCACTTAATAAGTCCGCTGGATCTGTAATAAACTCACCTTTATCCAGTGGGCCTATTTCAATAGATCCTTTTCTTTTTCTAGTAGCTGCGTAAACAATTACGCCAGCTAATAAAAGTAATATTAATAAACTGCCCTTTTGTTTCATTTTAATAGTTTTTTAAACCGCTAACATATTTTATTAACTGGTTCACCTGCTCTGCACTGAAACGATCCGCTGGCCAACTTAATGGGCCGCCACCTTGCAACCAGTTCAATAGATCCTTACCTTTAGCCTCGTTAAATTTATGCGCTAGGTAACTTACCTGGCTTTTAGTTTTTAACTGCTTAAATACGCCTAAAACAGCGTCGAAATCATCATAAAAATATCCTGGTGCATTCCAAATTGTATTAATAAACTTTTGCACCTGGCTATTAGTAATGATCGTTGCGCCACCTTTACGCCAATAGTTTGGGTTCCATGGGCTGCCTGGGTTGCTTGTCTGCTTTTCAATTTCTAACTCCTCGCTACTTTTTTGCAGCCCTACGCTTTCTAGTATTGGTTTAATTACTTTAGTATAACCAAAGTAAACCACTACCAGGCCAATTATTAGGCTGCTATTGTCTTTTAAAAAATTACTCCTGGCCATTATAACATAAATAATAATGAACTTAATTTAGCGCTTGACATTGCATCTAATTTTCTTAAATGCTCAATAGTTACGCCTTTGCTCATTAATGATTGTAAAATTTCTACTGCTTCTGCTTCATCACCTATTCCCGCTATTGCTGTTGGCGTGCCACCTTTTGTGATCATTCCGCTAACTAGGGCCATTACGCCAGCAATTAATGTTTCTTGTAATTGTGGGTTACTCAACATTTGATCAATAGGGCTTTTTGGTGCTTCTTCTTCTTCTTCCATTTCGTCCATGGCTTCAATGGCTGCAATTCTGCTTTGCAACATTTGGTTTTGTTCAATTAGCTTTTCTAGTAACATCTCAGTTCTAGGGCTACCGACGCCAGCCATTTGCTGCATTGGCAAATAAGATTGTGGCCTATTTAGCTGAAAAGAAATACTGGTAAGAACTGGGCTAACTTCTTTTTTAGTACGGCCCCTACCAGTAGTTCCTTCGCTAATAACTTGTATTAAATACGGGTTGTAATTTTCTATATTATTGCGGAGCTGTGTTAAGGCGTTTACAAGTTCCTGGCGTCCGATTTCTTTTTCGCCAGCAAAATTGTATCGTAAATATTGTGGCGTTGGGTTAACGCCAGCATATATTTTATACTCGCTTCCGTCTGCTGCATCATAAAAATTTATGACTTCATCAATAGTAAATATTTCGGGCCTAAAAGCTGCCATAATATAAAAATTTTACAAGTAGTAATAAACGCCAAAACTATACGCTACGTTAGTAGTTGCTAGTGCTGACGGTAAAGATACAAAAGATTTTGTCCAGCTAATATCAATATCGTTCATACTAGGCAATTCAAAAACAAAAGGTGTTGTTGTACCTTCCTGGATATTGTTTAAGCCTAGTATTGGAATATTATATATTAATTGCAAATCACCCTGGTACAAAGTTAAAAATGACTTTTTAGCGTCCGCAACTGTAACTGGTGTTGATCCAGTTAAAGGCGTTGCACTAATTGCGCCAGCTACATAAACTTGTACAGCTTCAATCTTTGCATTTCTTAACTGTGGTAAATCAGGAAAATAGAAACGTGTAAGTGTAGATCCACTAGGTACGTTTATTTCGACTGCTTCAAACCGTTTGATACGCATATCTTAAAATTAATAAATTAAAAAAAGTGCCGGTAATGTCCGACCGGCGGCGGCGGCGTTTAAGGCCCGCCAGGCACATATTATTAATACTATTTAACAGTAGTAACATTTTGACATAAGATACCGCGCTGAATAACACAGATAAAGCTATTTGATAAAACTGTTGCTGGCGCACCATTTGCAGTTAACTGGAAATTGATGTTAGCCGCACCGTTCATCACAATACCTGGTTCAACTGGGTAAAAAGCGTCTTGGCTTGCTGCCCACTGATCCACTGGGAATACAGTTTGTGCAGTAATACCTACGCCGCCTTGTGTTTGTGGCACAAAGTAGTGGCGTAAAACGTCCCACGCTGGTAAAACTTGCTCGTTGTTAATTGTAAGGTTCAAATAACCATTGTAAATACTCCAAAGATCATCATCAGTTGCCGAAGTAAATATTACGCCATTTGGATAAGTGTAAAGCGGCGCTTTTGTATTTGTAGAGTTACCAACACCAATTAATACTGCAATCTCAGTTGTAATAAAAATATCTTGTAAGTTTAGACGCTTTTCGTTTACGCGGCTTGCACCGTTTTGCGTGTCGTTTACAAGAACTGGAATATGATAGTTAGCAATAGAAGTGCTTAACGCTACTTCACTACGCAAATATGATTGCGTTAATTTTGCGTGATCGGCTGAATAACCTAAACCGCGCACTAGGGCTTTCGCATTTTCGAAAACCATTCTAGAACCCATTTGTGATGCCATTTGTTATAAGTTTTTTATTTTTTTAAT